CGTCAAACAGGGTCTTCCTTCCACGAATCTTGAGCAATTGTTCCCGCGCCAGAAGAACGACGACCTTGTCACCGCCAGTGCAGCCATCGAGAAGCGTCTCCGATTTGCTACCGAGAATCTCAACCGTAAACGTTACGAGTCACGAACTTTCATGGGCCCCATCCTGTTTCTCGGCTACTGCTCTGCTACCGGCATTAAACCCAACAACGTCCCGGCCTTCGACGAACTCCTGTATACCCAATGCATTCACGAAAATGAGTTCGTCAAGCTAACGAAGAAAACTCAGCAGACTCTCATGAACAACGCTGATCGAAGTGATCCCGACTGGCGTGCCACTTTCGTCCGCATTTTCGTCAAATCTCAGTTGAAAGTGAAGCTGGAAACCCTGGGTTCGCCCTTCAAACCCGGCCAAACCTTGGCTTCCTTCCAAGACGCCGTCATTCTTGTCACAGGACCCATGACACGTTATCTCACTATCGTGGCTGACAAATTATACCGACCAGGGTTCTACTATCATCCCGGCCATTCAGCTCTCCAGATGTCTTCCTGGTGTCAGAAACATTGGACCGCCCAGCCCCTCAACGGCACCAATGATTATTCAGCTTTTGATCAATCACAGACTGGTGAAGCCCTTTCCCTTGAAGTTGTGAAAATGCGTGTTTTTAACATACCTGAGCACGTTATTCACTATTATGAGGAACTGAAACTCACCCTCACCTGTCAGTTCGGATCTTTGGCCGTAATGCGCTTCACCGGCGAAGGACCGACTCTTCTCTTCAATTCCGATTTCAACACCGCCCTCATTGGCTGCCAGTACGAGATGCCACCCGACACTCCTCTCATGGTCGCCGGTGATGACTCAGCTATCAACGGTGTTTTCCCCGAGAAGAAGAGTTGGCGCCGTGTCAAACGGTACCTCACCATAGAGGCAAAACCCGAAAGCATGAAGACGGCCTCCTTCTGTAGCTGGCTCATTACCCCCGATGGCGCCATCAAAGAACCTCGAGTCGTTCTCGCTAAGCTGCTGATCGCCCGCGATCGCCGCGAAGAAGACAAGGTCATTCCCAGCCTACTTTCGGAGGTCGCGATAGGGTACCATCTGGGCGATCATGTGTACACTCACCTTGACGAGCTTACCTTGGCCACGCACTTCTACCTCGTCCGCTACTTCGTCAGGCACAGCCCTCTCCGCTTTCGCCTGTTGCTCACCACCCGCTCGCTTTATGAGGTTCTCGATCGCGTTATGGCTTCTCTCGACGCCACCACCAAAGAACGCTTACAATCCCTCAGCCAAGGCCTAAGCGAGGTGTGGATGCTTGAAGCCAAACCTGTTCGCATAGCAGCAGCCGTCATCTCACGAATGGGGGTTTTGAAATTACGTAATTCTCGGCTTTTCGATAACGTATTTTCACGCATACACAGGTTCTAGCAAATGTCTCACGAGATTCTTAACATCATCACCACCGTCAAGACCAACACCAGCGTTCGCAACGGATCTTTCGAAGGCTACCTCATTTCGAAAGGCCAGATCGCCACTATCGAAAACGCTCTTTCCAAACTTTCTTCTCACTCCCAGTACGCTCACGACTTGCTCGATCCTTCCTCTCCAATTGCCTTTGGCTGCAATTCCCTTGACATCGAGATAAAGAGCATTGAAGTTCAAAGGCTTCGCGACAATTTGCCCGAGCTCCCCGCCAATCAGCGACCCGCCCAAAACGAGAAAATTAACAAAATCCTTTCCGAAATTGCTCGTCTTCGCCGTAACAATGTCTGAACACACGTCTTCTATCGTCGAGTTGGTGCAGGCTGTCCCGCCCACCAACGCCCCACGTCAAGTACGCGTCCATCTCGGTACCATGAAGTTCGGAGCCCACAGCGACGTCTGTTCCCGTGTCCTTCATAACATGGAACAGCTCGTCGACGCTGTCGACCGCTTCTCCAACGCTCTTTGGCTCGACGCCACGCTTGAATTCGTTCCGCGCGCTCCCCTCCTCAATCTTTGCGTCGTGGTCGACGTCGCCCTTCATCAGTCTGACCGCATTCCCTCGTCCAACGACGAACTCAAAGCCTTGCCCAGCTGCTCTGTCCTCATATCCGGCCAAGAAGGACGCCTTCCCGACGTCATGCGCTACCCAATTCCGTTCTCTGCCCATTTCATTTCCCCTCTCATCAAACCCGCTCCTCTCCAGATGAAACAAGCCGCCATCTCTTTCACCACTCTCCTCGTTGGTGACACTGATGAACTCAACGGACCTGATTGCCTGTTCGACGTTTTCGTTCGTGGCACCGTGTCCGCTGGCGGTTCAGCTTAGAGGAAACCCACACTCATTGTTTGCAACTTAACCCC